ACTTGCTATACTGGTAACATTGATAGTTAAACTCTGACTATATACTAATAGTTAGAAAGTAAATGCCGCCTTAGCTCATTTGGTAGAGCAGCTGACTTGTAATCAGCAGGTGATCCGTTCGAATCGGATAGGCGGCTCCATTTTATATATTATGAGAATTTATTATGAGTTACACTTTTACTAGTGAAAGCGTTAGTAGTGGCCACCCCGATAAAATTGCTGACATCATATCTGATGCTGTAGCAACCTACCTGATAGATAAAAACCCCTCCCATCGCGCTGCGGTCGAAACCCTTGTAACTACTAACATGGTAGTCCTTGCTGGAGAATATAAGAGCGATAAGTTTGACAAGAAACGTATTGAACAGATTGTTCGAGACGTTGTGTATGAAATTGGTTACGAACAAGATGGTTTCCATTGGAGAAACTTAAAGGTTTACAATGAACTACACGGTCAATCTGCTGACATCGCTCTAGGTACTGATGACTTCGGTGCGGGTGACCAAGGACTAATGTTTGGTTATGCGTGTACAGAGACCGATACCTATATGCCTCTCGCAATTAGTCTCAGTAAAAAGATAATAGAAAGTGTTAGTGCGTATTCAAAGTATGGCCCCGACATCAAGTCTCAGGTCTCTGTCGATTATGCTGAAACAGGTAAACCTCTTCGAGTGTCTAAAGTCGTTTGTAGTGCGCAACATACCGCAAAGCAAGATATAGAGATTGTACGAACTAATATAAAAGAACTTATCAAAAAATGTCTCGGTGATTGGGTCGATAACCAAACTGAATATCTTATTAATCCCACAGGTCAGTTTATCATTGGCGGCCCTGATGGTGATGCTGGTGTTACTGGTCGAAAGATTATTGTAGACACCTATGGTGGGTACTGTCCACATGGTGGTGGTGCGTTTAGTGGTAAAGACTGTACCAAGGTTGACCGTTCTGGCGCATATATGGCACGTTACATCGCAAAGAATATTGTTCATTCTTTTGGTGTGAGTAACTGTACCGTTCAGTTGAGTTATGCTATTGGTGTGAAAGAACCCACTAGTTTATACATCTATGCGGACGGACAAGTGCGCGAAGACCTCGTAAAATTGGTTCTGGATACTGTTGACCTGACACCCAAAGGAATCATTGACCGTTTCGATCTCTTTTCCATAAACTTAAAAGAGACCGCGAGGTGGGGACATTTTGGTTACACCTACTGGCCGTGGGAATCTTTAGATTTATTTAACTTATTTGATTAATACCTATTTACATGAGAGAGTTATTGTAGTATAATAGCTCTCGTTGAAAGATACATTTATTTTATTATGGAGTAACACATGAGCAAAGAATTCCTTTGGGTTGAGAAGTATCGCCCATCAAAAGTTTCAGAAACAATCCTTCCTACAGAACTGAAGACCACCTTCCAGAAAATCGTCGATGGTGGCGAGATTCCTAATATGATGTTCACTGGTACCGCTGGTACTGGTAAGACTACTGTCGCACGTGCTATCTGTGAAGAACTGGACGTAGATTACATCATTGTGAACGGGTCGGAAGAAGGTAACATTGATACCCTACGTGGTAAGATTAAACAGTTTGCTTCCTCGGTATCCTTACAGGGTGGTTACAAAGTTGTCATCCTAGATGAGGCGGACTACCTCAATCCCCAATCGACCCAACCTGCTCTCCGTGGGTTCATCGAAGAGTTTTCTAAGAACTGTCGTTTTATTATGACTTGTAACTTCGAGAACCGTATTATCGAACCTCTTCACTCTAGATGTTCCAAATACCAGTTCAATTTTAACAAAACAGTTATGGTTCAGTTGTGTGGGCAATTCATGTCTCGCGCCCAACATATTCTCAAAGAAGAGAACGTTCAGTTTGATAATAACGTGATCGCAAACCTCATCATGCGGCACGCTCCTGACTGGCGCAGGGTCATCAATGAGATGCAGCGTGGTTCTATCTCTGGCACTCTGAACATCCCGCTAACAGCAGCTAAGCAAGTCTCTGACCCATATACTGCGTTATTCAAGGCTATTCGAGATAAAAACTTTAAGAGTATGCGTTCTTGGGTCGTAAATAATATAGATATAGAGCCCGCCGCAATCTTTCGCGGCATATACGATAAAATGTATGATTATGTTGTGCCCAATAGTATTCCACAATTAGTGCTGATACTTGGTGATTATCAATATAAGAATGCGTTTGTTCAAGATCACGAACTTAACCTAGTCGCCTGCCTCACTGAGGTCATGGCAAACGTGGAAATAAAAGCATAATGCAAAATACTTCACTATATGAAATGTCTCCCGCCGATAACGTATTATATTTTCCTAATAATGTTGATGTGAGACTTTGCCCCAAGAACGGTATGTCTACCCTAAAAGAATTGTATAGAATTCATAGAGGTCACGATGAGTATATTGGTCGTGCGGGTAGACTAGATAAAGTCCGCAAAGAAGGAGACCAATTCGATATTCCCTTCCGTAAGGATAGTTTTAGACTTGCGGTTCGAAGAGATCCAATTGATAGATTCAAATCTGCGTGTGAGTACATCGTAGCGAACCAGGCCCGCCACATTCGCAGTGGCCGTGGTAATGAACTTCCTTCATTGGATAGTGACATTGAAAAAGTTATTATATCTATGGAAGATGGTTCTGTTAAAAATAATCACTTCTATACTCAGTCATGGTACATGGGCGTTCCGGAAGACTACGATATTGTCGTAGATATCAGTGAACTAAATAGATTACTAGTGCTGATAAATGAGTCCTCTGCTCTGGGGTTGTCTGCGGATAGACTAAACATTCATGACAACGCTAGTACTATGAAAGTATACGATGGTATCATGACTGCAGACCAGATTGCTAGAATTAATACGTTATATGAAAAAGACTTTAGAAGAGGATGGTGTAAGATAGATGACCGAATCTAAAAAATTAAGTCCCTTTGACTTCGTAAAAAGCATTAATGACACCAAGAAGAATTTGTTGGTCGGAGACGCGGATAATGATACATATTATAACAGTTATCTGATTAATAGGTCTCTATCCTACTTCTCAGATACCGTAATTCTTGCCAACGAAATGAACAGATTACATCATATTAGTGTGCGACTTCAGAATGACTTTCTTATAAATATTGTTAGGAAAAGAAAGAGATTTTCTAAGTGGAATAAAGCAAGTCAGACTGATGCCATTCAATTAATAAAAGAATATTATGGATACAGTAATGAAAAGGCCAGGCAGGCTCTATCATTATTGACTGATGAACAGATCAGCGTAATAAAAAATAAGGTGTATAAAGGTGGAAGAGAAAAATCTCGTTAAATGGAACTTAGATATGATGTTAGAAATAACGTTGGCTGAGCCAGATGACTTCCTCAAAGTTAGAGAAACTTTGACCAGAATAGGTGTCGCATCCCGTCGCGACAATACTCTATTCCAATCTTGTCATATCCTACATAAGCAGGGTAGATACTTCATAGTTCATTTTAAAGAACTGTTTTTACTAGATGGGAAGAAAAGTAATCTTGAGGAAGGCGATGTAGAACGTCGCAATACCATAGCAACTCTATTACAGGACTGGGGTCTTGTTGCCATAGTGAATAAAGAAGTTGCTAAAGACTGCGCTCCGATGAGGCAGATTAAAATTATATCGTACCAAGATAAGGCCAACTGGACATTACAGCCTAAGTACAATATAGGTAATAATTAATTATTTGGAATACCTAAATCATGTCAGATTATTATGATATTTTTGAAAACCGTGACGACAATATAAAAAATAAAATTCCGTTTGTGGGTAGTCTTCCGTTTAATATGGAAGATACCTACAGCTGGAATGAGTTCATGAAGATGATGGACTCGCATCCAGACGATCTATATGATCGCAACTCAGACAAAATGCGTATCGGATTAAATAAGTTTCATTCTCGCGGAAGTGCTCCGGAGTTTGCTAAGAACATTTATGAAGAGATGCAAGACGTATTCACCCTACACGCCAATAAAATCACTAACATCGCGTTTAGTGGATTTGGTCGTGCGAGTGGGTCATACCCTTGGCATAAAGACTCTATGGACGTTTTTCTCGTCCAAGTGATCAGCACTGTCGGTTTAAAAGTAGAAGGTGTCAATAACAATGAACCTTTTGATTTTAAGCCGGGTATGTACGTGTACCTCCCCCGAGGTACGCATCATCAAGTAATTCCACGAGAATCACGAGTCTCCTTCTCCTTCGGAGTTGAAGGTGACCCTTGTCCGTCGAAATACTACTAAGGTTGTTATTTGTATAAATAGCGACTCAGGATATGCCGAATGGTTCGGGTATCCTATTATACTTGCTTTTAATTAAGGAGTCATTACATGACAAACACAGCAACAAAATCACTATTCCCTCGCTCAGCATTCGTAGGATTCGATTCTATGTTTCAAGACCTAGACCGCGTCTCACGCAACTCGGGCGATAACTTTCCCCCACATAATATTATTACTACTGGGGGTAACAATTACCTTATCGAATTAGCATGTGCCGGTTTCGGTGAAGATGAAATCGATATCGTAATACAGAACCGCACACTTACCGTTCGAGGTAAGCATGAAGACCGTGGTAGGGAATATATTCACAAGGGTATCTCAACTAAGAAGTTTGAGAAACAATTCCGTCTGTCGGAGTATGTTGAAGTAACTGGAGCTGATTTCAGGAATGGGTTACTTGCCATAAAATTGGAAGTCGTAATACCTGATAGTCAGAAGCCTCGTAAGATATCAATCAATTCTAACGAGGAAACAAAAAATGCAAAAGAGAAAATCGTATAACAGTCGTATTGACCAAATCGGTGTTATCTGTGCTGCGGTACTTAGTGGCTATACCATTATGTATTGTCTAACCTTACTTGCTTAACTAAATAAGGGGGACAGCAATGTCTCCCTTTTTTTTAATTATGGAAACTGATGAATGAATCTTATATATCAATATTTCGATGGTGATATCACCCCTGAAGTAGAAGCGGGCGTTCATCTTATGACAGAATATGCTAAGACTGTCGGTGTTGAATACATGTTCGAGCATAATACCGATTTCTTACAAACACATTACCAATACACTACTGGTAATCGTATCCAAAATAATGACGTGTACTTCGGTTCACTGAAACCCTTACTAGACCCTCGGTTTGACCAATACGACAAAATTCTTTACGCGGACGTTGATGTTCTTCCTATCGAGGGACTGACTGATAATATATTTGATGAACTCACGGGTGAAGTCGGAGTCGTCGAAGAAACCTTCCATGATAGAATTCCTCCGACTAAACTAAAGAAACTAAAAGAATGGAAGGAAGAAGTTGCTGTTGTTGATGTATCATTTAACAGCGGAGTCGTGTTGTATTCAAAACAAATCAGAGAGAAAGCGAGGAACTGGTTTGACCTACCTGAATACGTAGAGTGGATGATTGATAAGGCACCTAGGTTAAATGACTTTGAAAATAGAATGCCTGATGAATATTTTCTGACCGCTCAACCATATCTTCAGTATATGTTACATAAGAATAATGCTGACATACAATTGTTAAGTCAGGACTGGAATGGTCATATATGGACAGACAGCGTGAAGCTTTTTAATAATGTGTCTGAAATCTGGAATGATATGAGAACCCCAACTACTAAGTTTGTTCATTGTAGGTTAAGAAGTGGTAATCAGGAAGAGTTTATCAAAAGGAGAATTTCTTGAAAGTAAGACAGATAGTAATCAAGGGTAATGAAAGGTCAGAAGAGTATGCTGAGATTTCTCGGAAGTCTTTTCAATGTGCTATTGACGATGGGTTTATTGATGGTATAGAAGTGTTTGATGCTATCACTCCTGAGTCTGATACGTTTCAAGAACATGTAGACCGTTACAACTGGAAGGCTAGTCTCATGGGAGTCGACCTACATTCTGGTAACGCGAAGGACGATCACTCTCCTACAGAGAAGGCAGGAATGTGTTCTCATTGGGAACTCATGAGACAACAAGCAGAGTCCGGTGAGAAGTTTTGGGTTATAGAACATGATACCTATCTGATTCCTGAGCGATACGAGGTGTTTAAATCTCTCGCGAAGGCGTCGGACAGTATGCTTTACGCCAACATAGGTTTGTTTATGGGGATGTATTCCCTAGATAGACGGTTTGCTCATTGGGCGAATCATACTCTTGTTAATAATAATTTTCCAATCAACTGCGGCCCGTACTGTACCCTACAGAGATTGTTTAGAACGTACACCACGTCTCATCTGGCACTACCTGAAGTAAACTATCTGGGGTTATCTGATACTGCTATACATCCATGGCATGGGTGTGATACTTTGACCTTTTGTCGCGACATTGGCGAACCGTTCAATATGCTTGACAAGAATGGTAAAGGTATTCTTACACCTACCACTCAAGTCATCTCTAAGAGGTTGTTAGTTACTCAAGACCATCACGGTTATAATGAGACTCATATTAATGAACCTTGGACACGACACAAGTTTTTCGCAATAATTGATTGACAAACCCTTCAGAGTCATGTATAATATCAGCATGAATTGAATGACTGTATGTGCTATATTCTAGTTGACATACTACGCTAAATACTGTATAATGCAACTTATACAACTGAAGGTATATTATGACTTACACCCCCTATACATTACAAGATGTTTACGACGCAGCATCTCAAAAGAAATTTAACGTAGTCTCCACCTTTGCGGGTGGTGGCGGTTCATCCACTGGTTATCGTCTTGCCGGTGGTGATATTCTCGCGATCAATGAGTTTGTCGAAGAAGCACGTAACACCTACAAAGATAACTATCCTACCACTCCTATCGTCCCCAACGATATCAAAGAATTGTCTGGTCAAGACTTTCTAGACCTTGTCGGTCTCAAGAAAGGTGAACTGGACATTCTTGACGGGTCACCCCCGTGTTCAGCATTCTCTGTCGCAGGGAAACTTTCCCATTCATCGGATGGCAAACATTCTGATGGATGGGGACAAACTAAAAAATACTCTGATGGTAAAATTGTCGAGAATATTGAAGACCTGTTCTTCGAGTTCCTTCGTGTTGCTAACGATATTCAACCCAAGGTTATTATCGCGGAGAACGTTAAAGGTCTTACTATTGGTGAGGCTAAGGAATACTACGCACGTATTCTAAATGAGTTTGAGAATATTGGTTACGAGGTTGTGTCGGAAGTACTAGATGCTCGTTACTATGGTGTATCGCAAACTCGTTCACGTGTAATCTTCATTGCCGTGAGACAAGATGTTGCTGACAAGGTTGGTCTACATTTCTTGACAATGAATCACTTATTCCCTACACCATCTAACACCACAATTCCACTGAAGGATGCTCTCCTTGGTTTGGAGTATGACGAGGAAGAAGTCAAATACCTGACCGAGAAGTTCGAGAGAACCGCCTACTGGAAAGACACGGGATCTCTAATGCCAAGGTTCCCTGATAAGGTCTTGACTGGTGGTGACTATCATCCTAAAGGACATCACTTCAACCTTAAACGTGTATCTCTCGAAGCTCCTGCTCCTACTCTTACCGCAATGGGTAATGGTGACACTACTGCCGGCGCATTTCACTGGAGTGAACCAAGAAAGTTGACACTAGGTGAATTAAAGCGTATAATGT